TTGGTTTCCGATTGTTGGTGTGCCTGAACCGCCGAGGGTGAAGGTCAAGGATGTTGTGCGGCCTTGGAACTTCGCGTTAGCTGCGCCAGTGGTTGTACCAACATAGATGTTGTAACCGAGTGCGCCGGTGATAGCGGTTGGGATGGTGATGGTAAGCGCTTGGCTTGAAGTTGCCTGTGAAGCAACTGCTGAGAGGATTGACTCACCGAAACCTGTTGATGAGATACCAGCGTCAGCTGTGTAATAGACATAGTAAGTAGCGTTTGGAAGCGCTGTTACTGATCCTGATGGTGATACAGCTGTGAGAGTTGCAAGGGTAGGAGCTGAGCCTGCGTTAAGCGCGCCAGCGTAACCTGATGCAGTACCGCGAGCCATGAGCATCATGCGTTCTTCCATGAGCATGGTTGCATACAGTGTAGAAGTTGATGACAACTGACGGAGGTCTTGGTATCCAAGGCCTGAGAAGTTAGCATCGAACGAAACGCTGTCAGATAGTGAGTAAGAGTTGTAAGGCAAGATTAAGTCATCTGAGGTGTACGAAATCTTTGAACCGCGCTCGAAGTTGATTGAACCGAAAGCGGTGGTTGTTGATTCTGTAACGCCTGGCCAGATTTGTCCTTGTCCGCCAGTACCTGTACCCGTATAACCGGTGATGCGCTTGACACGGTGTGATGTGCCAACGCCCTTCTTGCGAGGGATACGGTTACGAAGTGGTGTTGGGCGTGGGGTCAAGAGCTTTGCTGGTGCTTCCAAGTCAAACGCAGCGAAGCTGGTTGAAAGTGGAGAGGTCAGCGTGATGTCCTTCTGCATATCCTGCAAAGCAAGGCGCTGTGAAGCGATTGCATTGTTAAGACCTGCGAGAGCATCTGGAGCGAGTGACTTTGTTGCTGCCAACGCTTCGAGAGCAGCGGTTGGATCCGCTACAGGCGAAACGCCGGGTGTTGTTGATGGATTGCCGAGTGACTTACCGAGAACCTCGGTGTACTCATCCATGCGCTTTGCAGCCTTCTTAGCGGAATCTACATCGCCAAAGAGGTCAGCTGCTTTAGGGGCAGTTAGAGCCAATTTATTTCCTTTCGAGTGCTGTGTGGGTTATTCCTCGTCAGAGATTTTTCCGGCCTTGGCTAGGTATTCCTTTTCCAATGCCTTGTATCCCTTGGCGAGAATTTGGTCTGAGGTCGCTGATGCCTTTAGGCGGTATTCAGCGGCTTTGAGCAGTAGCTCGTTTTCATTTGTGACAGCTACGCGTCCGGTGCGCTTAGGCCCACCTGATGCAGCTGCCGATTTTGCCGTTACGAGTTCTGATTCAAGAGCTACCGCCTTCTCCTCAGCCGCCTTGTGTGCAGCTTGAAGTTCCGCGATCTCAGCCTTGACTGATTCAGTCGCACTCTTTACAGCTTTCTCGATGATGGAAGTCACTGACTTCTCACCGAGAATATCTTCGATTTTTTCTTCTACCTTTTCGCCAGTTTCGTGGATTTCTTCGACTACCTTTTCGGCATCATCTTTGATTTCCTCTGGGACTGATTCGCCTTCGGCTGACTTAATGCTTCCCGCGTTTTGCTCGGGAGTCATAATGGTCGCGGTTGAGACATTTGCAACTTCGTTAGTTGGAGTCGCGCCGGTGACAACTACTTGGCTGAGGCCGTGAGTTGAGTTAGGGATATGGCATCCGCACTCTAGGCACTTGCTGATGTCAGCGGACTTTGCAGACATCTTGGTGCAGCCCTTGCACATCTTGTCATCGCATCCGCCGTCAGCTTGGCAGGCAACGCAGCCATCGCAGTCGCATCCTTCGGAGCTATCGGAATCCTTGGTTGCTGAAAGCTCCAGCATTGAGGCAGCACTAGCGATTGTCTCGCCTTCTTCTGCTTCGCCATCGCGGAAGCTGAACAAGTGCTTTAGAGCAGAGAGCAGGGTGTCAATATCATCGCGCTCGTCTGAATCTGTGTCAGCGATTTCGCTGGCTTCGGAAATGATGAGCTGTGCGATTCCCTTGCGGGCCGCATCGTATGACGCTTGGTCAAACTTGACGGAATCCGCGTGAATTTCTTTGATAACTTCAGCGAGCATGGACTTTTCCTTTGTATTAGTAGTAAATTCCTCGACCTTAACAAGATTAGGTTCACCCTCAACGCTCTTAGCAAGCATGAGCTTAGCGTTTGGATTAGCTGGGCGATCCACTAGTGAAATCTCCACAATCTGCCCGTCAATAATGCGGCCGTTTGCTGCCTTCTGGTCGCGGACAACGCGTGGAGACTTAATGCCTATTGAGAAGCCTTTAAGAACGCCTGACTCCACTTTCTTAACGCTAATAGGATCAACGACAAGAGCAGAAATGTAATGACCATCCGCTTTCGCTTCATATTCTTTCGCTACTCCTGCCGCAATAGATGAGTGCTGTTCGCGGATGTTGCCGCCGGACTTAAACCACTCTGGCATAGCAGAGGAGAGCCAAGCGTCATCGCAGATTTGCTGGTCAATATCAAGAGAGTCATCTGTGGCTTTGCCATAAACAAGGAGCGAGCCATCCTCTTGCTTTTCTTGCTTGACGATAGCGGCGTATGAATTGGCGAAGTCATTGACCATAAGTGCTTTCTCCTTGTTAAGTTTCGCGGCAACGCTTTCAGCCCAAGACTTTCCAGCGTCTCCACCCCATGCATCCCAAGCCACTCGGCCCGGAGATGGGAATCCTTTTTCTCCTTGATTAAATCCTTCTGCTTTTTTGTCCACTTCATGACGAGCGAAAAAGCTCACCATGCGCATAATGGTATCGCGTGATAATCCTTCGCGCCGTGACAGTTGCCCCGCTCTAGTGCGGCCAGTGCTAGTAAATCCATCGCCGGCGTGACCGTCTGCGATCCAGCCAAGTGCGCGCTTTGCGGCATCTGCTACACCCGCAGGCGGAACAAAAGTTTCTGACATATTGAGTTGTTAAGCTGAGTAGATAACTGAGACCGCACCTGTTGCCGTGCCTGCGGCTGATACTGCGTAAAGGGTGTCGTTGCCATGCAGCCAGATTTGAACGCTGGCGCTTGCTGCAAGGTTCTGCCCGCCGTTGATTCCTACAGTGTTGGTAACTGCGTTATCGCCTAGAAATATTGCAGCGCTGTCGCGGTTATTTACTTGAACAGCTACATATCCAACGCCGTTAGGAATTGTGACAATAGGGGTTGGAGTTGTTCCAACAGTGATGTTGTTGTGATTGAGCGCCATGTATTGTCCTTGTCTCGGATTATCGTTTAATTGTAATGGTTATTGCTTAATCTTGCGCGAGCGCCGCATCTAATGAAGCGCCATAGTCAAAAGTATCCCAATTTATTTCGGCAGGCGTTGTCGTGCATCGGCAGTTGGGATGAACAGGAATGTCATCGGCAGTCAAGCCATTAGAAAACTCCTCGCCGATATTAGTTGTTTCGCCGTCAATATCGCAGTCTTCATCCTCTGGCTCAGCGCTGACCCACTCGATTTGCTCCACGCCTAGCGCTTGATACGAGTCCGTTGCAGCCTGATTAGCGGCGCGAGACCCCTCGGTGATGGCAATAGTGAGAGCGCGCTGCGGCGATGATAGGGAGCTTTCAATCATGTCTGCGAGCTGGTTTGGGCTTGCGCCGATAGCTATGCCATCCGCCAGCCTAGATCCCAAAAGGTCGTAGCTCGTTTTCTTCATATCAAGCGACTTAATCTTGATTCCGTTGAGCAGCTTCTCTAGCCCGCCGGGTGGTTTGAGCAGAGCGGCAGCGGCAGGGTTGCCGGGCTTCCATGTATCCCAATTCACCGCGTTTTGTAATGCGTTCACGGCAAAGGCGCTGGGATTCCAGTTGTGCGGGGGTTGCTTGGCGGCCTTGCGCTGGCGGAGCTGCTTGCCGAATGCCTCGTAGGTTGATGCCACGCCTGTCACATACATTGTTGCGTAATGCTGGCGCAGGGCGGCTTCTAAAGCGGTGTGGTCAAGTGTCACATTATGCAGAGCCCATGCGCGCGCGCGAGCCCGATCCTGCGGGATGGAATCGCTGACCGTGGGGTGGGTCTGCATATAGCCAGTTATGACCTCTCGGGCATTGACCGACTTCACCAAGGCCGCGCGTATTTTCACGGCGCTATTTGCTGCCAAGCGCCCATCTACTTGATGGACACCGAGGGTCATGTCAGATATGCCTTCGCCAGCGACTTAGCGGTTTCCATATCGCCATCGAAATAGCAGCGGTT